TATACGGCCATTTATTAGATGTACTAAATTATACATCCTCGTTTATAATTACTATGTTCCTATATGTAATATTATAACATATCATAATAAGTTTAAACTCTCATCGAGCTGGTTCTCAAAGATAGTATAGTAGAGTTTTATAGTTCTTGCTGGACAATTCTGTGTATCCCCACTAAAGTTTAGCCTAGAATAGTCTAAATATAACCCTGTACCATTAAAATAGTATGTTATATATTCGTAAACATCTGGGGAAGAATATGCTGGAATTGTCTGCTCTACTAATTGAGACCCAAGGTTATTTAGTATTATGGTAGAGGGTATACTAGAAAGACCCCCCTTGTAATAACCATTCAGCAGGAAATAGTTGAAGTGGGTATCAAATGGTGCAACAACTGGTAAGTAACCCTTTCCGTGTGTATATGAAGCAGAGTAACTTTGATCACCTCCGTCTGCAAGGCTACTACTCGGAACACTTAATGTGAGTATCCCCGAGGTAGAGACTTTAAGATAATCACAATACGGTGCGATTATTTTATATATTGGATTTATTGTCTGTCCACTTTTTACGAACAGTTCAGGCTGATTCTGACCATTAGGAGTCTCGTCTGTATTGCTATTTATAGAATCAGAGAATATTATAGAATAGTATATTGGCTGTTCGTATAACTCGGTATTTGGGTTGTAAACCTCTCCATAATAACCATAGATATAAGTATTATTTATCTCGTTTCCCATCCCTATTGCTCCAAAAGGCATTATTTTATAAGAACCCTCTGAAGTATAGTCCCTAACATACCTTATACAAACAGGAGCATAACTTAAACCGTGTGTTGTTGTTGCTGGGGTAGTATCATCTGTCGCAACCTGTTTTTGTACGACAATTTTAGGCATAAGGTAGTTAGTGTTAAGACTTTCCTCTTCTATATTGTTCTCTTTAAGGTTTTTACCTAATTTTGCTACTCTTATATTTGGTGTTAACATTTATTCAAAGTTCTTATCTACGAATACTAAATATCTCAACACAACATCCTCTACGTCAAAATAATCTCCACCCCCAAAGACTGGTGCTACATAGGGTTCTTTAACCCTTATTGTTACCTCTCCTGTTCCTGGTATAACAACTCCTGTAAGAGGATTATAACCTATCAGTCCAGGCCCGCCATAACTCGGAAAGGAGGTAAACTTACTACTACTAGCAGTAAAAGTACCCCCACTCTCGGTTATATCGGAAACAAAAGCTATTACTGTAGGTGTATATGAGAATGGGTGAGTTATTGTTTTCTCATAGGTATAACTGTTTCCTACGTTAAGATCAAAAACCTCTAGCCCCGAATCATAAACCTTAAACTGATTTTTACTTGTATCTATTGTTAGATTTTTAGGTAGGGTTGTTCTAATATCGTAGCCCCTCCTTGCTACTTTTATTACTGGCCTCATTATTCAAATCCTATAAATATAGCTAAGTTACCCTCACTGTCGTAGATACTAATGTTCCCTTGGTTTTTAATAATAAAGGATCCACTTAACCCCCCTGTAGACAATGAGGTTGCCGATAGAGACTGTTGTGTACTAAGTGTACCAGAAGTCATTTCCAAAGGCTTTGTTAAAAAAGCCCCTAATTGCTCTCTTACCTGTTGCTCTGTTATTGTTAGTGCCATTAATGTTCCTCCCTCTCCTCTACATCGTATATTAAGTTCAGTCCGTATATATTAAACCCAGTACCACTTGAACTATGCGATAGTTTTAACTCTATAAACTTACCTGCTGCTTTACTAGGTATAATAAGCCTTTGTACTTTAATATCGTCTGTTCCTGCTAAGGACACATTACTTGTAGTACCCTCTACATTAGACCAACTTCCTGTACCACCTACTCTGTACTGGGCTGTTATATACTCCCCACTAGCGTTAGAAGGCTTGTAAACCATTTGTACCTCGTAGGCGTTTTTAATATCGTCTACGTTTTCTGCTGCTCCAAATAACTTAGGTGTCTGGTATACACTCCCTTGAGCCGAACCATTTAAGGCGTATCCTAAGTCTGTTTGCCATACTTCCTGTCCGTCTACATTGGTTGTATAAGTCTCATAAACACCACTTGCCTTGTTTCTAGTCCAATACTTAAACGGTCTGTCTACTAACACATCCCAAGAGTTTATAAGTATATCGTATCGTAAAACTACATTCTTGTAAGACACACTATTTAAGGTAATATCTCCTATATACAGACAGTATCTACCTCTAGGGTCTAAGCCTGCTGTAACTTGGTCTGCATTTGTGATAACAGTAATCCAGTCTTGTACTGGTCTACTTATAAGGGTTGCTTCTGTACCTCCTGCATACATATAGACCCCCCCTCGGTTGTACCATAGCATTCTGCTCTCACTTACTTGTACAGTTTGTTTATTAGTAGTTCCACCATTGGTATTTAAAACTGTTAGTGAATACTCATCCCAAGCCGCTACCTTGTCTTGAGTAAACACAAATAAAGCACCACTATACTCTTTAAGTCCCGTAATAACCTCTCCCATGTCGTCAAAGTAGTTATTATCAGGGAAACTGTCTTTACTTACTTCACTAAATATAACTCTGGACGGGTATGTATTAGAGCCTGTTTTAACATTACCAAGGTATAATCTTCCTTTGTAAACCTCTAAATGCTTAGCATAAGTGTTAGCCAAACTAGACATAGAAGTTCCTGTTGTGTATTTAATAGTACCTTCTATTCCCTGAGTAACATAAAGTCTTTCTACAAAGGTGTTAGCCGCTGTTCCTACTCCTGTTCCTGTGTTGATAAAAGATACTCCGAACTCCACAGCCCCACTAGCAGTTCCAAACCCACTTCCTATAGACACAAAACTAGATCCATTGTATTTATACATGTCGCTACCGTACACCTGATACAGTTCGTCATTTCCATTTTCTCTGTTCCAAGCGAATATTCCCCTATTAGAGCCACTTCCTGTGCCTGTTCCTATTTGTGCATAGCCCAAAGACTTAGCCAGAATCCCTGGTTTACTTATGTCTACATTGTATAAAAATGGGGATTCATTGACCTTTAAAAGTAATGGAGATGTAAATGTCTGATAACCACCGCTAAAGTCTACATACTTTTGGACTACTCTTTTGCTTCTAGCCATATTATTGATACTAAACTAAAGTCCTCTTAATATATAATTATACCATTACAAAGAATTTAGCCTTTATTGGTTCTAACAAACAAGACATCCCTATTATCTGCTATCTTCGCATAACTTAACCACCTCTCTTTATTGACCGTATCCATGTGATTACCTATAAACTCTAGGACTTCTTTAAAGTTGGCGTTGTATTTAAGAGCCTGCCATGCACTATCGCAAGCCTCTTCCCATTTTTCTAAACCTGCCAAACACTTTGCTCTCAGAAGCCACGCATCGTTTTTCTCTGGTAACCACTTGGCTAGTTTAAGATATATGTCTAACTCCTTAATAGCCTTTTCCCATTGCTCTCTGTAAAAATACTCCCTTGCTAAGTAATATCTCTCTCTTGTTAGTTTGGGGTCTGTTTTAAGAGACTTTTTAAGTATCCTTAAAGTCCTATCAGGGTCGTTTTTATGGGCTGGTGAGTATCCGTACTTGATTGTAATAGGAGTGTCCTCTTGTCCTGTCTTGCTTAAACTCTCGTGTATATCCCCTCTCCAAAATATGTCCTTAGAGTTTTTAAATAGTCTTGGAAACTTATGCTCGTTTCCCTTTCCGTCTGTAATAATAACATTAAGTAATTCCTTATCTGTCTTACTAAGAATATCTTTAATAGTATTCATAGGGGTTAAAAGTTCCTCGTCAGCATCTATGGTTAAGATCCACTCTCCCGTAGCTTTGGAATTAGAGAAGTTTCTAGCCTTGCAAAACGAATCTATCCAGGGAAAGTCATAAATCTTGTCTGTATACTTACTGGCGATCTCTTTAGTCTTGTCCGTACTTCCTGTGTCTGTGATAATTATCTCGTCTACCCCTTTAAGAGTGTCTAAGCACTTACTTAAAAGTTCTTCCTCATTTTTAACAATTAGAACTGCTGATAACATAGTTAATTATACCATCTCAACTT